CACCCACTGTGAACTGGTGTTGTTCCGTCGATGCCGAGGACTACGAGGAAGCGAAGGCTTTCAGACGGGTCGTCGATGAGACGAAGTTCGACATGAGACGGTCCTATGGGCTGGGTAATGGTGGACTTCGGGAGGAGTTAATCGTAGCTGGGCACTTGTCGGCCCAGTCCTACGTGGGCGGTCTGGCTGGATTTCAACCGATTGTTGTCCAACCAGTTCCCGTGTTGCCGATGGGGGGCTTGCCTTTGGCAGTCATCCCGCAAGCAAGATTTGAGGGGAGGGTCGGAGAGGTGGTGGACTTGGATGTCGCACCTCGCGCGGGTGTTGATGATGTGGACCATGAGGTTCAGGTTGTTGTTGCCCCGCGTATGTTCGACGCTTCCCCTGCTTTTTGCGCGCGGATGGCATTGGCGGTCACGGCGACAGTTGGGTCGATGGTGGACACACCGGAAAACCAGGCCGTTTTCGAACGCACGTACACTAGGCTCTGCAGGGAGGCGGGGGTCCGCACTAATGTGGCCCTCAACAACCTTCCTGTTGTACGGCGTGCTTATTTTGAGCCAACAGATTCAGAGGTGTGGGCAGGTAGGATGTTCCGCAAGCCTTTGTTTTCTCGCTTCGTGGGTAGGACGAGGCGAGGAGATTTGAGGGCGTAGGGACGACCTGTTGTTGTGCGTGGGTCAGACACAACTGTTGATCCGGCTTTGCTGGGTCAATTGGCGTTGTGCCGTGGACGTCTGCGCATGCGCACCAATGGTCTGGTATGCAAAACGCGTCGGTTTACTGTGACCGTACCGTTCTCCCGAGACAATAGTCTCGGAGTTTATAACAACAGCGTGCACACTGCGCACCGGGCATTTGTCGAAAGGTACTTTCTTTGCAAGGAGGGAGAAACTTTTCGGCCAGCATTAGCTGTTATGCCTGGTGCATTTCGCAGTGATTGGTTTCGTGTGTTCGAGCGCAACGTTGGCTCTCACATGCCCCACCTCCCCCCCTTAACTGAGCGGCAAGTCGCCGACACTTATAGGGGGTCGAAATGGAGGGTGTATGATGAGGCCTGCCGCAGTCTTGAACTAACCCCGTTCTCGGACAAGGACGCGTGGTTGAAATCATTTGTGAAATTTGAGAAACAGAAATTGTCGGGAGCACCGCGGGTCATAAATCCAAGAGCTGCTCGATACAATCTGAAACTTGGGAAATACCTGAAGCACGCGGAAAAATATTATTTCCGTGCGATAAACCGTGTTTTTGGTGACAG